CTTGGACTGGATGAAGAGATGGTAAGACTTCAAATAAGATCCGGGTCCGACGACACTGACGTTCATACCAGTTGCTTCATGATAATGGAGCCTGGATTTGAGAAACTCCACTTCAGGAGCTTTCTTAAAGCCTGGAGGTCCTGTTTTATCGCCATTCGTCAGCTTAAGACCAAACATGCTGCAAGTTTCAGCCAGATGTTCTGGATGCCATCCAGATTTCCGCAAAGTGTTTGAACAAGCGGCCTTTAGGTCGTCTCCAAGAGTAAGTGCTTTGACGTGGTCCTTGAATTCTCCTTTGAAACCTGAGCTTTTCTGGTAGCGGAGGAAATCATAACGTAGAACAACGGCAGAATGGATTCCGTTGCCGAGAGCGGTTTGCAAAATGCCTGACATGAAGAGATTGTACAGAGCAACTATGGTCCCGCCTGTATTTACAAGGGGAACCATTGGAAGAACTAAGATTTTCTTGAGCAGATCAATGTCTTCCTCAGTCCATTCGCAATGCTGAGCAACTTTTGAAAATACTCTGGGGTCTGTTGTTTTCAGTTGAGGGCTGTGAGTCATATCGTACTCCTGGAAATCACTATCGAAGCAATTGTTGATGAACTCTTCTGTGTAGAAGCCCTTGCATGCATCATACCACTCAGGTCCAACTCTATTTAAGCCAATCGCTGTTTCTGACTGAGCTGGATTACTTCTCCAGATTTCCATCAGTGCCCTAAGGACTTTGCTCGTGATGAGATATTCCGTCAGACCGACCACTGTAAACATTCTGGCAAGATACATCTTAGTCGGTTTCACTGGCTCGTCTTTGAGACAGCCTTCGTTAACGATCCCGCTGTTTTGTCCCTTCTTCACTCTTTCGAGAGACAATTCGACTGACAGCTGCGTTTCGGCTTTCATTGTGAGTTTTCCTTCTTCGTCTTCGTTGTAGTAGAAAGATTTTGGCATGTAGCCTGGGCCTCCGCCAGACCCTGCCATTTTTGTCCTGCAAAGAGGTGTGTCCTCGATTCCATTTAGCGTCTCATCCCACGTTAAGGGCCTGTTGAGAGGCAGGTTGGGGTATTTCTCCTTAGTGCTGTCAACTAGTGAACA